GCCACGTAGACGCGGCCGCAATTCTGAAGTTTCGGGATGGATTGAACCTTGAAGGGCCGAAAACGAAAGACAACCGAGGCGCTGAGGCTTGCTGGAAGCGAGCGGCTGAAGTTTCGCGCCGACGAGCCGCAGTTCCAGGGAACTCCGCGCAAGCCGGAGTGGCTGAGCCCGTACGCGGCCGAGGTGTGGGACCGCGTCGTCCCGGACCTCATCGAGCAGGGCATCACGAAGCGGGTCGATCAGGACTCGATCGCGGCCTACTGCGAGGCGTGCGCGAACAACCGGAGCGCGACGGAGCAGATCGCCCGCGAGGGACTGACATTCATCACGTCGAAGGGGGACGTGAAGAAGCATCCTGCCGCCACGGCCCAGAAGGAGGCGATGACGGTGATCGCCCGCTTCGCGGCCGAGTTCGGCATGACGGGCGCGAGCCGTTCGAAGGTGAAGGCCGACAAGCCGAAGGACGACGCGGGAAAGGCGAGGTTCTTCGGTGGCGAACAGGCCGCTTCCTAAGCTCCTCCGATCGCTCCCGGCGATCCCCGGCTACGACCCGGTCGCGACCGCCGACGAGGGCGACTGGTTTGACGAGGCTGCCGCCCGGAAGGCGATCGACTTCTTCGCCGAGCTTCTGCGGCACGAGAAGGGCCGATTCGCCGGCAAGCCGTTCGTGCTCCTCCCGTGGCAGCAAGCCATCGTCGCGAACCTGTTCGGATGGAAGCGCCCCGACGGCACGAGGCGGTTCAGGCAGGCGTACATCGAGGTTCCGCGCAAGAACGGGAAGACCCAGCTCATCGCCGGAATCGGTCTGTTCATGCTGTTCTGCGACGGAGAGCGGGGGGCGGAAATCTACTGCTGTGCGTCCGACCGTGCGCAGGCCGGACTCGCGGGCAACGCCGCACGGGGAATGGTCCGGGCCGAGAGCGAGCTGGCGTCCCGCTCGGAGGTGTTCCGCAACACCATCACGGTCCCGTCGACCAGCTCGAAGCTGGAGATCCTGTCGAGCGACGCAGACCTGAAACACGGCCTCAACTGCTCGACGCTGATCTACGACGAGCTCCACACCGCGGCCGACCGCGAGCTGTGGGATGTCATGGTGACCTCGATGGGCGCCCGCGTGCAGCCGTTGGTGCTGGCGATCACGACGGCCGGGACGAGCCGCCAATCCCTCTGCTGGGAGCAGCACGAGTACGCCGAGAAGGTGCGTGACGGCCTGATCCGCGACCGGGCCTTCCTGCCGGTGATCTACGCCGCCCCCGAAACGATGGCCTTCGACGACGAGGCCGCGTGGGAGATCGCCAACCCTAGCCTGGGCGAGACGGTGAGCCGCGAGTTCCTTGCCGCCGAGGCCAAGAAGGCGAAGGAGATGCCGCAGTATGAGGTTCCGTTCCGGACGCTGTACCTCAACCAGTGGACGACGGTCCAGCGGCGCTGGATCCCGCATGACCTGTGGGCCAAGTGCCGCGACTCGTTCACCCTGGAGGAGATGGCCGGTTCGGACTGCTGGGTCGGGATGGACCTCTCGACCACGACGGACCTGACGGCGGTGTCGCTCCTGTTCCAGCACGAGGAGGGCTACCGGGTGTGGCCGCTGGTCTTCGCCCCGGAGGACAGGGCGGAGATCCGGGAGCGGCAGGACCGCGTCCCGTACCAGTCGTGGGCGCGTCAGGGGTTCATGACGCTGACGCCCGGCAACACGGTCGATTACGAGTTCATCCGCGAGACGGTCTCCCAGATGGCGTCGAGGTTCCGCTTCCGCGTCGTCGGGTACGACCCGTGGAACGCGACGCAGCTTGCCCTTCAGCTCCAGTCGGACGGGATGCAGATGGTGGAGGTGAGGCAGGGCTACCGCACGCTGAGCGAGCCGACGAAGCGGTTCGAGGCGTTGGTGCTGGGGCATCGCCTGCGACACCCGGGCAATCCGGTGCTAGATTGGTGCATCAGTAACGTGCATTGCGACATGGACCCAGCCGGGAACGTGAAGCCGAGCAAGGCACGCAGTACGGAACGGATCGACCCCGTCGTCGCGACGGTCACGGCGCTTGCCGTCGCGATGGGCGATCAGTCAGGCGTGAGCGTCTACTCCGAACGCGGACTCTTGGTGCTCTGACATGGCGACGACCACGAAGGAAAAGCGGACACGGAAGCAGAACTCCCGCACGCCACCCGGGCAGCCGCTCTCGGCGACCCAGGTCTGGCTTCCGACGCTGTCGGACACGGGGCAGCAGATCACGACGAACGTCGCGCTGTCGTACTCGACGGTGTATGCGTGCGTGCAGCTTCTCGCGGACTCGGTCGCCGGGTTGCCGTGGTGCGTCTACAGGCAGGTGGCGGCCGGTCGCCAGGAGGTTCCGGCGCATCCGTGGGCCTACGCGCTCGCGACGGAGCCGAGCGTTGACATGGACTCGTTCACGTTCCGGCAGACCATGATGCTGTCGTGCCTCCTGACGGGGAACGGCTACGCGCAGATCGTCCGTGACGGACCGGATCGCGGCCTGTACTTCCTTCGTCCCGACCGGATGACGATGTTCCGCAAGGATTCGGAGGTGGTGTACCTCTACTCCGGCGGGGACGGTGGCGCCGCGTTCATCGCGAGCGAGGTCTTCCACATCAAGGCGATCGGTTTCGACGGCCTGATGGGACAGTCGCCGCTGGCGCTGATGCGGAACGCGATCGGAACGGCGATCGGCCAGGAGGCTTTCTCGGCCGGCTTCTTCCGCAACGGGGCGCGGCCTTCAGGCGTCCTCAAGATGCCCGGCAAGCTGGACCCAGAGGCGCAGAACCGCCTTCGGTCGAGCTGGGAGAGCCTGTACGCCGGGAAGTCGAACGCGGGGCGCGTCGCGATCCTCGAACAGGGCATGGAGTGGCAGTCGCTGAGCATCCCGGCCGACGACGCGCAGTTCCTTGAGTCTCGCCAGTTCCAGCGGGTCGAGATCTGCTCCGCGTACCGCGTCCCGCCGCACATGATCGGAGACCAGACGGGGAGCAGTTACTCGAACAACGAGCAGGCCAATACGGAGTTCGTCCAGCACACGCTCCGCAGCTGGGTGACCCGTTGGGAGATGGAGGCGAAGCGGAAGCTGTTCGGCCGCGAGGATCAGCACTACAGCCGGATGAGGTTCGACGACCTGCTGCGCGGCGACATGGTGCAGCGGGCGCAGTTCTATACGCAGCTGAAGGCGGTCGGTGCGATCAGCGCGAACGAGATCCGCGCCCGCGAGGACATGAACGACATCGGCCCGAAGGGCGATGTCTACACGATGAGCCAGAACGAGACGCCGGTCGATCAGAAGGTCGCCGAGGCCGAGCAGGCGGCAAGCGCCGCCGAACAGTCCGGCCAGCAGGCGAACGCCGAGGACGCATCTGGGGTCGATTCCGGATACGCCGATTGGGCGACCGAGACGGGCGAGCGGATGCTGAAGGTGGAACTGACGGCCAGGACGCGGAAGTCCGACGGATGGGAGCCGAACGTCGCGAGGCTCAGGGAGGCGTATGCCCCAATCGTCCGTTCGATGGGGATGGACGACCAAAGGGCCAACGACATTGCCCACGCGCTCGCGCGGTGGATGCGGGAGACTCAGCCCGAGATGTGGCTTTCCCTGCTCCCGGTCCGCGCGGCCGGCGAGCTTCTGGAGGTGTGTCATGGAGTTTGAGCGCCGTTTCGTCTCCGCCGTCTGTGAGGTCCGCGACGCCGAGCGTCCAGGCACCATCGGCGTCCTGCGCCGCCGTGCGATCGTGTTCGACGCGATGAGCGAGGATCTTGGAGGGTTCCGCGAGTCGATCGACCCGGACTCGCTGAACGGGGCTTTGAAGGCCCACCCGGACGTTCGATCCTTCTGGAACCACAACACTTCCGACCTCCTGGGCCGGGTGTCTGCCGGGACGTTGCGGCTGTTCCTGACCCGCGATGGGCTCGACTACGAGGTGGACCTTCCGGACACCTCGGCAGGTCGCGATGTCCTCGTGCTGGCCCGTCGCGGCGACCTCTGCGAGAGTTCCTTCGGGTTCGACACAGCCCCGGACGGCGACGAGTGGACGCGGCGGGACGACGGGACTCGCCATCGTCGGGTGACGAAGATCGAGCGACTGTACGAGGTGAGCCCGGTGAGCATCCCGGCGTACCCGCAGACGAAGTGCGCCCTCCGTTCGATGGAGGCGTGGGAGGCGAAGACGAGGAAGCGCCACCACACGACCATGTACCCTCGTCGGTGATTTCGCTTGACATCCGCGCCGCGGTGGCGCAGGATTCCCCCGACAACCAGTTTCGCCTCCTCCCTTCCGCACGCCGCGCGAGAGCGCCACGGGGCCTTTAGGCCGACCGGCACGGACGGGACGACCGGAATAGCGGCATCGCGTCTTCACGGATCGCACGCATCGGACGGCTCACGCAACCGTTCGCTGTCGCATCCAAGCGCAGCGACCCTCCCAAGGGTCTCGCAATGCCAGAAGAAACGCGAAGCTCGCCGGAATACCTCCGTGCGTTCACGCGCTACCTGAAGGTCGGAAAGGCGAACCTCGCCCCCGATGACCTCCGGGTGCTCAGCGAGGGCTCCGACGCCGACGGCGCGGTCCTCGCGCCGAAGATGTACCTCGACAGGATCGCCGAGGTCCGCCAGCAGGGATTGCTCGGCCACGTCTCGCGCGTCGAGACGGGGCGATCGCTCTCCGTCCCGTACTTCACGATCGAGACCACGGTCAAGCTGCTCTCCGAGAGCCCGACTCTCGGAAGCGGTTCCGACTACGGCCTCGCGAGCGGCGGTGACGGAAGCCCGTTCAACCTCCCCAACTTCGGTACCTCCGGTTCGCCTGACCGAAGGGCGTTCGCGCCCAGCAAGTACGGCGTCTACACGAAGGCCACCGAGGAGCTGTTGGCCGACTCCGAGCCTGACCTGGCGAAGTTCCTCGCGCAGCAGCTCGCCATCTCGATCTACGCGATGGAGGCATCGCAGATCGTCGCGGGGACCGGTTCCGGCGGACAGTTCGCCGGGCTCGCACAGAACCTCGTCGCAGAGTCGCGGACGTTCTCGGCGGCATCGTCTGGTTCGATCGCGGTCGGATCCGGCGCGGCAGACAACGACCTCGCCGAGGTGCTTGCCCTCGTCGATCCGGCGTACATCGACCGTGGCGCGTGGATCATGCACCCGCGCGTCTACGCGAAGTACGTCGCCGGCTCGCCGGGGGCGGCGCACGTCCTCGAACTGAACGGTCAGACGGTCCCGAGCGTCTATGGGCGCCCGGCGGTCCTCTGTGCGTTCATGCCGAGCGAGCCGGTGTCCGCATCGGTAAGCGTGATCTTCGGCGACCTCTCCCAGTACCTCGTGGCCGAGTCCAAGCCCGGCTTCACATTCACGCAGGCCGACCAGACGCACATCGCGTCCGGACAGATCGGCATCTACGCACGCACCCGCCTGGACGGCAACGTCGTCCAGCCAAGGGCCTTCGCTGGCCTGATTCACCCGTAAGGCAACACAATGGCAACCATCAACGAAATCATGACCGAGATCGAGGGCCTCTGGAAGCAGATGACCAGCATGGTCGATACGGCCAACGCCGCCGGCGAGCCGATGTCCGGAGAGACCGAGGAGCGCTACGCGAAGATGCAGACGCGCCTCGACGCCCTCTGCAAGCTGCGCGACCAGAACAGCGAGCACGTCCGAAAGCTGGCCGAGTTCCAGGCCCGCAACAAGCCCGTCCGTGAGGCCCCCGTCGGCGACGCCGGCTACCAGCTCGGTTCCGGCCAGATCCGGGAGAAGGGCATCGAGGGAGGCTTCGTGGACGAGGACGGCGAGGACGCCGCACCGTTCACGACCCGCCAGGAGCGTGCGTCGCGCACCAAGCAGTACGCCCGGGCGTTCCGGTCCTACTGCAAGCGTCCGCACGCGCTGAAGCCCGAGGAGATGCGAATCCTCAACGAGACCACCAACGCCGACGGTGCCTACCTGCCCGCGCAGGAGTACTACGGCAAGCTCGTTGAGACCCGCCAACTCTCAAACTTCCTCCGGCAGATCTCGACCATCATCCCGCTGTCGTCGAAGACCGGGAACGTGACGTTCGAGAGTTCGCTCGGCGCCGTGGTGTATGAGGGCGAATCGACCACGACGACCGCCGTCACGAGCCAGTTCGACAACCTCTCGCTGTCCTCGAAGAAGCAGGTCTTCCTGACCAAGATCACCGAGGAACTCATGGCCGACGACCGGTTCGACACCGGGGCGTGGATGTCCTCGCAGATCGGCCGCGCGATGGGCCAGAGCGAGCTGTCGGCGATGCTCGGCGGCGCGTCGAACGGCCCTGCCGGTCTGGCGTCGATCGTGACCAACGGAAACTCCAACCTCGTCACGACCGCGTCGGCCGGCGTCCTCATCCCCGAGGAGCTGATGGACGTGGTCTACACCGTGCCGTTCCAGTACCGCCAGAACGCGGTGTGGGTCGTCCATGACACGCTCGCCAAGGCGATCCGCAAGCTCACCTCGAAGACCAGCTCCATCGCGACGGCGAACGGTTCCGCGATCGCCGCCGTCCCGTACCTCTGGGAGCCGTCGATCCAGCTTGGCCAGCCCGACAAGCTGCTCGGCTTCCCGGTCTACACGACCAACGTCGGCCTTGACGCCTTCGCCACGTCGAACAAGAAGGTCGCGCTCTTCGGCGACTTCTCGTTCCACTTCATCGGCGACCGCGACAACGTCTCGATCCGGTTCCTCGATCAGGCGTTCATCTCCAGCGGCCAGTACGGCTACCGCGCGGTGGCCCGTCACGACGCCGGCTGGACCGTGAAGTCGGCGATCTGCGGCCTCGCCATCCTGTGATCCACGCGTCTTCTCCCTCCGCACCCGCCCGTCGGGGAAACCCGGCGGGTCGGGCTTATGAAGATCCAGTTCCTGACATCGTGCATCGTGCTCGCCCAGCCCTGCGTCGCCGGCGAGGTGCGGGAGATCCCCGACCATGTCGGCCGGACGCTCATCGAGAACGGCCACGGCCGCTACGTCTCGGCGGACGCCCCGCTGTCGCAGTCCGTCCAGATCGCTCCTGATCCCGGAATCGCCGAGCGCGAGATCCGAGAAGCCGAGCTTCGGATCAAGAAGCCTGGCCGTCGTGCCGTGACGAACCGCGACGCCTGACCCCATGAGCTACCCGCCGCCCATCTCCGTGACGACGGTTCAGACGACCGCCCCGGCCGTCGAGCCGCTGACGCTCTCCGAGGCGAGGTTCCACTGTCGCGTGGACAACGACGCGGAGGACGCCTTCCTGTCGATCCTCATCGCGACGGCGCGTGAGTACGTCGAGACGGAGACGGAGCGGGCCTACTGTCAGCGGTCGTTCGTGTCGAGGTTCAGCCGCTTCCCGGTGTCCGGGACGGGGATCGTCGTCCCGATGTGCCCGTTGGTATCGGTGACGAGCCTGAAGTACTTCGACGCCAGCAACGTCGAGCAGACGCTCTCGACGGGCCTCTACACGGTCAGGACCGACACGACGCCGGGCTCGATCGAGGAGGCGGTCGGTGAGGCGTGGCCCGACACGGCCTACCGTGGCGATGCGGTGACGCTGACCTACGTCGCCGGCTACGGGACCGCCGCGTCATGTCCGGAGCGGGCGAAGCAGGCCATCAAGCTCCTCGTGGGGCACTGGTACGAGAACCGCGAGGCTGCCGCGGTCGGGGTTGACGTGAAGGAGGTTCCGCTGGCCGCGAAGGCGCTCATGTGGCAGCTCCGTACGGGGGTGATGCGATGACCGACTGGACCGTCCATCACGGCGACTGCTTGGA